GTTTCCAAAGCGAATGGAAGCGCGATTCATCGTTAGCCCGAGTATCTACGTTTCGGGACAGGGGTTCGGAGTGACGTGGCGAATCTCGTACGCTCAGGTTTCTGCTCGTCAGCGTGTGACAGCGTCTCAACTGTTTGAGGCAGAGGAATCTGAGGAGACGGTTCAGGTTCCAACGGAGGAGTCAAATGAGACTCAAGAGGAAGATCAGGTTCAAGAGGAGTCAACTCCTGTTCAGGCTCCTGCTCCTGCTCCGGTTCCTCAGACTCCTGCTCCAGTGAAGACTGCCCGCCGTCGACCAGTGGGTGCAGCGATTTAGGAGCAAAACCTAAGAGTTCCCAAATACGTGATCCAGTAGGTGGAACACAGACGAATAAATCATCGTCAATCAACACTATTTTTTCCTTGACTGGAAAGGTCAGTTCAGTAGTCATGTTTTCACACGCTAATGGTTTCAAAGATTTGCGATTACATCCTGAACAACCATGTAGAGTGGGTGGATTCAAAATCATTTCGAGTGTAACAATCCGTGTATCACCATGTAAACATGCTTCCAAGAGTGTTTCAGGAGTAGTCCAATCTTCTGCAAGGCATCGTTCAACTGCAGGAGGAGACAACACTGTCCAAATTGTTTGATCTTGTGTCCAGTTGTCTTCCTGTAGAAAGGTGGCAAAAGGTGTTTCGTGAAACCACAAAATACGAAAATCAGCGTGGTCTTTAAGAGAATGTTCAATAAGACCTACACGTGTTAGATCTTCATCATATAACCAATATACGTTTGCGTGAGAATACTGTGTATCGCGGGAACCCCGATAGACATTACGATCATCCATTGTCCATAAATCAGACACGACATCCACATCATGTTCACATACATCTCGAGAAACTTCATAAATGATTGCTGGGTCCAGAATGGATTGCATTATTTAAAGGATACAACAACATTGACGTCATGATGACGCACTGCTTTGGTCGCTGAACGACTTAGTTCGTGTCGTTTTCTACGAGTACCGTTTTCATCCGTTTTAGGTTGAATACTTGTTGAACACGCTTCCATGTCTTCGTGAACTGCATCATAATGCTCTTCAAGATACTTTAGAACTTCATCTTGAATGACCCACTCAAAGAAGTTGAGTTGTCCGACCGTTGTATCCAATCCCATAAACTGAATACGCTTCCAACGGCAGAAGGGGTCAAACATCTTTTTACTATACGCCTTCAAGTGAGACTTGTAAGCAAGATAGACAATTACATGTCGTTTATCAGTTGTCATGTAAGAGACGTTATGTTTCTTTGCATAGTTGGTCACTAACCAATCCAAAAGTCGCAAACTAATCTTAGAATTACCTGAAAGAATTGTTTGAATCTTTTTGAAGTTTTCCTCGTTTGAATAGAACCCTTCTAACCGATGAAGAACCCAATGATCACGATTTTGAATCACCTCCATTTTGTATTTACTGCGGTATTCTCGCTTAAAGTGGGTCTGTAGAATAAAGACAAATGGCTGCGATTGATTGTCCTGGAATTATTTTGCCTTCAGACATTTCAGTACTTGAACCTATTGAGAAGCAAAGAGAGCAAGAACCTGGTGTTGCAAAAGCTATCTGTACTTGGGAAGCAATTAATCGAATTCGTGAAGAAGGTAGAGTTATGGAAGCCACTACACCTGGTCTTTTTATGATGATTGACGGTGAAAAGGAATACAAGACTTTCTTGGAAATGCTTCAAGATCAACCTCAGCAACCTGATCCAATCTTTAAGGAAGGTGATGTGATTCCTACGATTGAAGACGCAGGATTTCCTCTAGATCGTCAAGATGAGATTGACGCTGAATTCAAGAAGATGTATGATGAAATGTTCAGTCGGTCTTCTGAATTAGGTGTCATGGGAGCAGGCGACTTTGAAAGTTATCTTTCACAACGAAAGCAAGCATATAATGAAATGTTCAGACAAAACGAACTTTCGCCTAGTAAACTAGAGAACCTTAATGGAGGAGGCACTGATGTCCTTCTTAAAAGAAGACCGTCCATACACGAGACTCAATGCCCGACTACGCCGTTTCATAGTCCTTTGTCGATCTCTAGCGCCGGGTCTTTCGCGCCGTCTCTTGAAGAGGGAAGTAATGAAAACGATGAACACACTCATGATGGGGGATCTAGGTCGTCTTTGGATGAGAGACAGAGCATGTGAGAGAACCGTTCGTCTCTACGGTAAGAATGACCAACGCACAGATGCTTGGTTGACCACTCGTGGAAAGATGATCACTGCGTCTGAGGTTTCAAAAGTTTGGCAAACTCCTGCGTCGAGACTTGAATTGCTTGAAAAGAAACTAGATCCTCCAATACGATCGGATGGACAAAATCCGATCCCTGCGTTGATTTGGGGAACCCGTTTTGAACCCGTAGCAAAGAAACTGTATGAGGAAACAACAAATTGTCAAATTATTGATGTAGGTTGTTGCACGCACCCAGTTCATGATTTTCTAGGAGCATCACCCGATGGAATTATTATTCCAAAGACTGAAGACGATCCATTTAGGTATGGACGATTGGTTGAGTTCAAGTGTCCAATGTCACGTGTCCTCAAAGATGAAATCCCAAGTTATTACATACATCAAATGCAGATGCAAATGGAATGTACGGGGATTGATGAATGTGAATATGTAGAGTTTCGATTTAAGCAAGTCAATTTTACCGAATGGGATGGGATCACTGAAACAAAAGGAGTCTTTGCAGTGGATGAAGATGGAAAGGTAGATTACAAACCAGACGCAGTCGATCTATGTGAATGGCAGGCATCGTTGACAGATGGTCATCAATATATTTATTGGGTGCTTGTGAATGTCAAGAAGAACTTGGTTCCTAAAGACACAAAGTGGTTATCTGATCACTTTCCAGATCTAAAAGCGTTTTGGGACGATGTACTTCGTCATCGCGCTGAAGGAACACGTCCAGCACCGTTACCTCCAAAGACGTTGACAATTAATATATGAACGGACCCATCTCCAGACACGACTTGGAGGAGGTGAAAAACGCTTGTTCCATTCATCAATTGTAAACTGACTTCCCATACTTGAGTTACAACGAGCACAAATTGGAATTAAGTTTCTAACATCTGTTTTTCCACCCTTGCTTTCAGGTATATTGTGACCACATTGAAAATCAAACGCGTTCATGGAATTCGTACACCACGAAACCTTGCACTTAGTTTGGAACTTGGGTCCCACATGAACTAACCACACTTGTTCACGAAGAGCTCGTGGAATTTTTGCTTTAGAAGACATTAGTTGTTCTTACTTTTTCTGCTTAAGTGTCTTTCTTCCTCGAGATTTACGCGAACGAGTCTTTTTCTTACTACCTCCCCTTCCGAGTGCTTCAAGTTCAGCTTCAAGATCCGAGTCACTTAGTTTTGAGTTACCGAGACTCTTGCGATTTAACTCAAGATAGTCGTCCATCAGTTTCTCATGTTCCTTTTGAAGTTTCTCAAAGTTTTTTAGACTGGCTGCGAGTTGTGTTTCGCAGTCTGATTTTTTTGCAAAGAGTGGCATTTATTATAACTTAGATTTATATTGGTTGACTTGCCAAGGTGTTGAGATTCCAGTCGCATCGCCTACATCATTATTTTGAATAAAGTGATTGGTTCTCTGTTCATAGGATGAATCTTCCAACTTCATTGCGCGCTTCTGTTGACTTGTGTCTACAAACCCAGACTCAAATCGTTCAACTTTAATTAGATTCAAGGCAAGTGCTACTACAACCACTGCTATTAAAAACCAAATCCACTGCTTCATTGTTCATCTGCTCGAAAAAAACGAATTTGCTATCCAATAAGGAACTAGAGACACAATGGAGGATAAAGCACTTGAAACTCTTCGTATTATGCTAGGGCGTCGTAAACTTGAGACAAACACTGAGAGGGTTGAAACTGATAACAAGAAGATGGAGAAGGTCACACTGTATACAGTAGGATCTATCTTAGTCTGCTTCAGTCAAAAGGATAAGGTTCTTGCTGGAGACATTACAAATATTGTTACCTTTGCCGAGGAGAACGGACATACATCGGGGGTCATAATTGTTGCAATGTCTCCTCCTTCAGACAATGTTCTAAGACTTGTGAAGTCGCACGCTAAGAATCGTGTGGTTCTGTTCCACATTTGGCAACTTCAATTTGATATCACAACTCATCGAATGGCAATGCCTCATCGTATCTTGACAGAAGACGAAAAGACAGGTATTCTTGAAAAATATAAGATTGCCTCTGCCGATCAGTTGCCTGCGATTGATTCACAAGATACAATGGTCAAATGGATTGGAGCGATTCCAGGAGATGTCATTGAGGTTACACGACACTCGGATACAGCAGGTAGAAGTTTATATTACCGCCAATGTGTTGAAAATGTAAACGCAAGTGAATAATAATGAACGCTCTTCAACAGACGTATGCGATCAAAAAGTCTGCCTATGAAACCATGATTGCATCCAGCAATCCAAATGTAAATGAAATCAAAAAATTAAATACTGAACTTTCTGATCTTTTGACACAAATGTTGAACGAACTTGCAAAGGTCCGACAAGATGCTGGACATATTGAACAGTACCGAAACGACTTAGTTCGTAAATTAGTTGTTATTCAAAAAGATCATACAACTCTTCTCAATGAACGTGAACAATTAAAAACATTACGAGCGTTGCGCGAGTATGAAGAAACAAAGTTCAATGCGGCATTTTTCTGGTATGGTCTTGCGTTTACAATCGTAGTAATTCTCTTCTTTTTCATTCTTCTTTGGAAAGGTCACAAGACAACCACAAGTCCAACAACAACTAATAGCGCAACGATGATGCCTCCTTTAACGTAAAGACTTGTTTGGTCTACAGGTTGAACTTGAGGTGATGTATTGAGACGCTTTGAAAGTTCATATTCACTTTGTATTTGTGGACCTACCTTTTGAATTTGTTGAGATTGCTCATGTAACTTGACCAATTCAGGATTATCATCACTATAGTTCTGTAAAAATCCTTGAATATACTGCTTGTCTTCACCTACTTTTTTTTGTAAGTTAGCAATTTGTTGATTCAATGCATTCAGAGCTGCTTCATACGCCGTCTTATTTGCAATGTTCCCTGTTACGCGAAATGCAACATAGTTATCATTGTAGACACTTAGTAGTCTAGTAAACTCTGGAGAGACAACACTCATTATCTTCTTGTTCCTAAAACAAAATGCCTACTTCTCCATTTGGTCAGGTAAATCCACCCGTGCGTCGTGCCATGGTTGGAGACGCTTCTGAACATACTCGTTTTATTCGAATGGCCGCTACACTTGGACCCTATAGGACAATGAACCAAGCCGCATCTCCTAACTTGCTTGGATGGAGAGACATGCAAGCGTCTCGTGATGCGAGAGTGATCATGCCGATCTTGGGAACTTACAAGTCTTTTATTCCGAATAGGTAAACAATGGAGTATTCTAAGATTCAATCTGAATATGCTGGATTTAGTGCAATTGCAGACGCTGGAAAGAAAATCAAGACGGTTTCAGATAGTCTTAGAGTCCCTCGTCCTCCTGTTCAACCAAATCCGATTCACGATGAGCGTTCTAAAATTTTGAATCCTCGAAGCATGCTTGTGATTCAAGTTGCTTTGTTTACAATTTTACTTTGCTTAGTTGTCTTTATTGTGGTTCCGCCCGACTATGCAACCAATCTTGTCTTTTTAACTCTTTGTGTAGGTGTGTCCATTGGATTCTATCTAAGTAGTAGATAATGGGAGCAGGATCTTCTCTATCGTGTCCATCTGGGTTTGTACCCTCTCCAAATGGAATGACATGTGTACTTCCATGTCCTGAAGGAAAAAATTATGTAATGTCATCAACTGGCAGTACAATGTTTTGTACACACAAAGGTGATAAAACAGTTAGAGTCCCTGTGACTCCGGTACCTATGTATATGGCTGGAGGACAAGGTCAACCACCGATCAATGCGGATCCTACTGTTCTTCCTAATAGTCAAGTCTACAATGGGGAGATCAATCGATTCAATAACGCATTAGCAGTTGCGGATGCAAACATTGATAAGCAAACTAAAATTAATACTGCTTTTAATGCTCTTCAAGCAGCAGAAAACGCACGTGATGTTGCTCCAGACGCCTATCAACAAGCAAGGATTGCCTATTATACTCTCATTAAGGGCGATACGTGGATCAATGATGAAAAGACTCGAATTGGAAAAGTAGAATCTCAACCTGTCATTCAAAATTACCTTACATACTATTCGGAACTTGCTCAACAAATCAATACACATAAATCAACCATTGAAACTGTGAATGGAATCAAGGATAAAGTTCTGACTGTAAAAGATGACTTACAATATTCAGTCTCTGCATTTCAACGACAATTGGACGCAATTCGAAATCAAATGAATATCAATAAAAAGAAACAGATTGAAACGGCTCAACAAGCAACTTCAACCATTGACAGTATTTTGAATTGGTTAATGATAATTTTGACCTTTATAGCAGTGTTCCTTGCAGTTCGATATTTAATAAAGAAATCGTTCAATAAAACATCTCCAGTTCAATCCATTTCAAGTGACTATGATAACTTTTTTAGAAACTATGCGTTAGTTGTTCCCCGTGCTCCTCCTGCTAGAGTGTAATGGAGGTCTCAGATCCACGCACAGTTGCCGATTTTCAAAAAACAACCTTTTGTGGACACCCAAGAACACATGTTGTGAAGGTTCTCCTTCAGAACGTGCAACTTGGTCATGCGGATTACGCATGTTATTGGTCTCTTGAACTATTGTGTTCAGGATTAGTTCATAGTTTATGGGCAACGCTCTTTGACGCTGCTGCACTTCATATTAATCGAGCCAATCCAAATGTCTTTTTGTATTTAGCATCCGCGTATGAACGTTATGCTCCGATTGAACAAGTCTTTACAGTTGGAACGATGACCTCTATACGTAATAATCCAGATGTTCGTCAAATTATTTGCGAAGTCGCTGCTACTCTTTCATTGTGTCGCAAAAATAAATTGCCTTCACTTCCAACAATCAAGCCCGTGCATGATTTTGACCCTCAGACCATTCAAGAACATCTCAAGGCTCCATCGCAGTTATTTGGGCGTCTCACGATTCGTCCCGCGGATCCACTTCCAATTGCGGTTCCTCTCAATGAGTTCGTGTATTGTTTGCGATCCGATGTCCGAGATGTCACCCGAGCCTTATATTGGATGGCTTGGGTCTTCGCTTACTGCCGAGAACACAAGAAACAGACTAAACAGGCACTCATTTTTGCAAACAGGTTTGATGAGTTCGTTTCAGAACCACACGGAGCACACCCAGTTTGGATCTTTTGGGATGCTGTTCGCAAACAAACTCAAGCACACGCACGACCCGTTATCGATGTCCTCTACAAGATGTATTGTTTGCGGTGGAGTCCGACAGAAGCCAAATCAAAACAGCACTTATTACTTGCCGCAATTGTAATTGTCTGTGAAGGAACTACATTTGATGCTACAGTCGTTACAGGAAATACCATAGCAGTTTCCAATGTGTTACAAGGAATGCCTGGATGGATTGATGCGATTGTCCGAATGCAAAAAAGTTTTACATAAAACGGAAACTTGAAGTTGTAAACTGTTGGATATATGTTAAGAATGCTTTATATTCCAGAAATTTCAGCCTC